AACGGCAACGCATTGGAGCAAGCGCGACGAATGCACCAGCTGCCCGGTTCTTCAAATGTGCCAAGGCTCTTGCATGTTTTTGCATGGCCCTTTGTGGGACGCAGGCTGCGATGCAAGCTACTCGGACAACATTCCATTCTTCGCCGCTGGCATTGAATTTCTGACTGGGTGTAAGCCCATATATATAGAAGGAGAGTTTCGTGAATCCCGCAAGGACATCTTTGGTCTGGTCAACGGAATACCGGAAGCGCCTCCCAAAAAGAAGCCATTCCCCATTCCTGTTGTATCAATCTAAGCCACCTCACTTTCTATAGCTAGGGCAATCATGGACAGCTTGTTTGTATCTGTATTGGTTTTTGTTCACTTGATGCTACCTATATCAGTGCAAGCACAGGCTGCTATGAAAACCCCGTTGAGCTACTCATTAAATGAGTATGGGGTGGTCTTGGCCACTGCTCTGTTGGGGGGGCTGGCTAATTGGTACACCAAAGCCAAGAGTGATCCGTCTGGCTATAGCGCTGCTGCACTAATTGGTGAGTTATGTGTGTCCGCCTTTGCAGGTGTTATTGCATTTTGGCTGTGTGAGTATTTTGAACTCCAACCTTTACTGACTGCAGCTGCTGTGGGTATGGCAGGCCACGCAGGAGCCAGGGGATTAGATTGGCTTGAGCGACATTTGCGCAAATCTGCTGAACAGAAACTAGGTTTAACCAAGGAGTAACTTAATGAACCTTGAACTTACCAAACAACTGCGTCGTGATGAGGACGATGTGTTGTCTGCGTACACAGACTCACTGGGCTACTTAACTATTGGTGTGGGACGTTTAATTGACAAGCGCAAAGGAGGTGGAATATCGGCAGAAGAGTCTGCTTATTTGTTGTCTAACGATATACGCAACAAAACAGCGGCAGTCATTAAGGCATTGCCTTGGGCCGAGCATTTAGATCCAGCTCGCTTAGGCGTACTGGTGAACATGGCTTTCCAATTAGGGATTACTGGTTTGCTTGGGTTTAAAACGACTTTAGCTCTAGTACAAGGTGGAAATTACGACCGTGCTGCTGAAGGCATGGATGATTCATTGTGGTCTAAGCAAACACCGGAACGGTGTGCTCGACTGCAAAAGCAAATGAGAACTGGGGTATGGCAATGACAGCACTTCTATCTTATTGGCGTGTTGGCTTGGTAGGCGCATTGCTTGTTGCTGCCGGTGTCTGGCATTTGACAGATAAAGCCAAAGGTATTGACGACGCTTTGGAGCTTGCTAGGGCAGAGTACATCAATGAAGCGCTTGCAGCCAGTGAAGCAGCGCGGTCACGTGAGCTTCAATTAATCGCAGCAAACCAGAAAGTTGCAAATGACTTCCAGACTCAAAAGACTCGCAATGCCGCTGCTGTTGTCATTAGTGCTGGCAAGCTGCGCGACCTCCAAGCCGCCATTACCAGTGCTGATACCAGCAGCCGTTATACCGCAAGCCCCAGCGGAGCTGATGCTCCCTTTGCCGCCATCGCCAGTGAATGTGGACGCGCTATTGCAGAAATGGACGGTCATGCTACAGCGATGGCAAGCACGGCGAGAGCTTTGCAACAGTACGCCAATGGCTTGCACTTGAAATGAGTAAAGCGTCTAGGAACCTAGTCAGGGAACCAGATGCACTTATCTTTGACGCCTTTGTCCATAAGTGGGCAAGGCTGCTGAACCTTCAGAACTGGCGACTTGAGCGCGGTTCTAAAGCGGCAAAGAATGCCATGGCCTCAGTGGAGTTTGATCTACCAGCTCGCTTGGCAGTCTACCGACTAGGAGACTTTGGATCTGAAGCGATCACTCCAAGATCGCTTGAAGACACCGCTATTCACGAACTTCTTCATGTCCTGTTGCTTGACCTAATCCTCATCGCCAGTGGGAAGCCCACTGATGAGGAACTTGAGGCAGCAGAACATGCAGTGATCAATGTTTTAGAAAAACTCTTGAAAGAACACGCATGATTGACGCCCAACTTCTGAGCTACGCATCCGTGCGTCAAATTGAATATCTTGAGGCGATTGAAGCCACTGGCAATATGCGTCAGGCAGCACATAAGCTGGGCTTGCATCACAGTGTGGTGGCCAGAGCTATACAAGCTTTGCGTCTGAAGGCTGCAAGCCAAGGTCACGCACCAGGTCACGACATGACTCGAACGGTGCCGATTGGCTTCAAAGTGAAAGGCGTCTCTACGCTGTACAACACCAAGGGTGAAGTAGCCAGCCAGTGGGTTAAGTCCACAGCAGACGATCAAGCCATGGAAACGGCCATGGAGGAGTTTGCTGCGACCTTGGCTGAAGGCGTAAAAGGTCTGGGTGGCATTACGCCCTCGCCTAAGCACTGTGATGATGATTTGCTGTGCGTGATCCCCATCGGGGATCCGCACTTTGGTTTGAGAGTTTGGGCACAAGAGGGCGGTGATAACTTTGACTTAGACATGGCAGAGCGTCTGACCTGCGGTGCGATTGACCGTTTGATTGACAGTGCTCCTGCAGCCAAGACAGCGATGCTGCTAAACCTTGGGGACCACTTCCATAGCGATAACCAATCCAACACCACGACTGCAGGCACTGTGGTTGACGTTGATGGTCGCTGGGCCAAGATCCAACAGATTGGTTTGAGGTCGATGCTGTACTGCATTCGCCGCTTGCTTGAGAAGCATGAGACGGTGATCTTTCGGATCAACCGAGGCAACCATGACAAGCACAGCTCTTACGCGCTGGCTTTGATGATCAGTTGTTACTTCCACGATGAGCCAAGAGTCCAAGTGGACTTGTCTCCGGCAGCAGCCTACTACTACCAGTTTGGCCGGAACTTGATTGCCTCAACCCATGGGGACACCATGAAGGGTCCAGCCATGATGGGCGTGATGGCAGCAGATCAGCCCAAGATGTGGGGTGACACCAAGCACCGTTATTGGTACGTGGGTCACGTTCATCATGTGGACAAGAAAGAGTATCCAGGCGGTATCGTTGAGTACTTCAGAACGTTGGCTGCAGGCGATGCCTGGCACAACGGTCAGGGCTACAGAAGTGGCCGTGACATGTGCTTGATCGTCCTGCATAAAACGCACGGTGAGATCGAGCGGCACCGCTGCGACGTTGGAATGCTCGCCTAAATAGAAGCTTTGCGCATCCGCATCTTTTTGCCTTCGTTAGCTATGGCAATGTTAGAGCGGATGTCAAAGTCAGGTTGCTTGAGCAGAGGCTTTTTGTAGACCCTTGTTGCGAATGGGGTGATCTGGCTGACGTAGTCGCGGCTGAACGGATTGACTGATGTGCAAATAGCAATGGAGCGCATGGGTGAAGATTCCTGGTGAACAAATGAAGCAACTGATGGGTTGGTTGGCTACAGTGGTTCAGAGTGCTTGCAAGGTAGAATCCGTCAACAGCACCTCAACCAATTAACGCCTTGGTTGGTTGAGATTGTAAGTTGTTGATTTGTAAGGAGAATAAACCCCCTTACACGGCGTAGGTCGGCGGTTCGAGCCCGTCAGCACCCACCACCAATTTCTGAATCAAATCAACCACTTAGAGCGATCTAGGTGGTTTTTTTACGTCTGAAATTTGGCCTTCTAAGCCACTCTAAGCCACTCATACCAACCAAGAAAACACGCATACCAACTGGACCTACGCCTAGTTAGCGGTGTTTGGTGGCATGATAGCGAGCCTTATGGCACACGAAAAATTTATCCCTTCTACTGGTAATTGGCAGTTCACGATCAAGCGAGCAGGGCTGCTGCCCAAGCCGCTGTACCTGACGTTTGACGACAGGGATGCGGGGCTTGCGTACTGCAAGCGGATTGAAGCTTTGCTGGACAAAGGCATCGTTCCTTCGGAGTACCAGACCCAAGCCAAAACTAAAAGCCTGGCAGATCTGGTGCGTGAGTACGAAGGCAATGCCCACCCGTCTCAGAAAGACAAGTCAGCCATGGGCACGTTGCTACCGCGCTGGGGCAAGACTCCACTGACGGCGTTTAACGTGCGCTGGGTAGACGCTTTGATTGACGAGTTAAAGCGAGCAGACAAGCTCGCACCTGCCACCATTCGATCCAAGGTAGGAGCTTTGGCTCGGTGCACAGACTGGGGCGTTAGGAAAGGATTGCTGGTGATGCCAGACCATCCATTCAGAACGCTGCCTGATGGCTACTCGCAGTACACCGTCCAAGACAAAGCATTGGCTGGTGTAGCGCGGGAAGACATTGAGCGAGACAGACGCCTGGAAGACGGTGAGTACGAAAAGGTCTTGTCCATCATTGATGGCGGTGTCCTGCCTCGCAAGCAACGGCCTTACAGCATTGCGCACGTTGCTGCGACACGCACCTTGTTTGTCTTGGCGGTGGAGTCAGCGATGCGCTTGCAAGAGATGTACACACTGACCATGGATCAGGTCAAGTTCAGTAAACGAACCGTGTTCCTGGAGAAAACCAAGAATGGTGACAAGCGCCAAGTGCCTTTGAGTTCGGTGGCTATGACCGCGCTCAAAGACTACTTGAATGTCAGGTTGCTGCCTGAAGGCGCGAAGGTTGATGCTCTGTTCCCATGGTGGGACGGCACGATGACGCCTTTGTATTTGCGCGTGATGAGCGCTGAGATGTCCAAGCTGTTTTGCAACACACGCAGTCCTGGTATTTTTCAAGCAGCTGGCTGCAAGGATCTGAAGTTTCATGATCTGCGCCACGAAGCGACGTGTCGTTTGTTTGAGCGCACCACACTCAGTGACGCAGAGATCATGAAGATCACAGGCCACAAGTCAATGAAGATGCTACTGCGGTACGCTAACTTACGTGGCTCCTCTCTTGCGCAGAAGATGTGGTGAAGCACTGACAGCGTGCAGCGGACCGCCCATACGGCGTTGACTGGTTTGCGCTGTTATGAGGCGCTCGATGTGCTGCATGACATCAGCCAGCAGCAGCACGTAAGCCCTGCCAATTTTGGCTGCAGGCAACGTACCAGCTTCAATGAGCTTGAGCACTGTATTGCCATGCACATTCATTAGTTCCCCGGCTTCCGGGACAGACAAAGTTGATTTAATAAACGTCACAGTGATTCCTAGATTTTTTCTTTTGGTTTATGGATGGATTTTTCACAAAGTTGGCCTCTATGCTGAGCCCCGTAACCACTGTTGGTGGTGTGCATGTGTGGATAGATGCGTTGCCTAGAACACCATGCAGTCGCTTGCCGCAGCGTTGGCAGAAGTTAGCTTCAGCCCAAGCACTTTGTTTGTAGCCAGCCTTCCAGCCAGCAGCAAATGCAGAATGAACAATCGTTTCATGGTCTGCTTGGATCGCGCTTGGGGTGTATTGGTCACGCCATTCTTTGTAGGTCATGCGTTCTTCTCCTTCAGCTTGGCTTCAATGGCAATAGCAATACATCTCGGTGTCAGCTTGTAATTGATGGCATCATTGAATTCCTCGTCTGTCAACCCTACCCACAGGCGCTTTGGTGTGCATAACTCATCCAGCGCCACCGAGTATTCTTTGTAATCGTCATCGTCCAAGTTGTTTCGCAAGAAGCGTTCAATTAAATCGTTGCTCATGTCTTATCTCCTATGCCGTGGTGCAGTTCGATGGTTCTGGCAAATTCACTCAAAGACAGGTCGTAACCATCTTTCCCAGAGTACTTGCGAAGGTTAATTTCAAGGTCAATTAATTGCTGGCTGGTCAGCGGCTGGCGCTGGGGTGCTGATGTGTAGAGATCAACAATGCGCCTCGCTAACTCTCTGCGGCTACGTTTACCGCCGCCTTCATCCCAATGAACAATGGCTTCGTATATTGTTTCCAACTCCACCGGCTCCTGCTTTTGCAACTGCCCAAAATCTGACACTGCTTGCAGGTGCGATTCCGCGTCCTGCTGTGCCAAGGCTGCACGTTCATCAGCTAAAACACGATGGCGTTCATCGGCGATTACAAGATTAGTGAAATGCTGAATATCAAATCCCTGATAGGCCAAGCGAACCGTAGGTAAATCTTTGTATCCCTCTTTAGTCATTTTGTATGCCCAAGTTAATACACTGGCTCGTCTGCGAGCAGACGCTCCAGTACTTTGATGTTGTCAAAGGCAGCTTGACGCTGCAGCTTGCTTTCTGTACCTGAGTATTTGCCTACGTCGTGGTCATAGATGGTTTCCCAAATTTGCATCAACGCGTGGCGGAACACGGTTTTTTCATGGGCGCTCATGACTTACTCCAATCGCATGGCTTCGACAGAGTTTTCTGTCACAGTGGTCATGAAAGCGCCCCTGCCGTAAAGCGTAGAGCCTTGCGATGACGCTGCGGAGCGAAACGCTTCCCCACGCTCACGAGACTCCACTTCCCAAGTCAGCACATCACCGACTTGCATGGCTTGAATTTTTTGGATATAGCCAGGCATCTCAATGCGCCAGTTGTTAAGTTTGCGACGGGGTGATTTAGTCAGCACCACCAAGTCACCGACGAAAGATCCGTCTGGCATCTGCACAGCAAACGCTGCTTTTGCAGCGGTTAGAAATTTGATGGCTTTTTCGATTGCGACTTGTTGGATGGACGGTGAAGAAGTGGTGGTGTTCATGGTTTTCTTTCAGACGTAAAAAAGCCCGGACAATGCCGGGCAGGTGGTTAATAAATATCGCGTTTACTTGGTCACAAGTTGAATTCCTCAAGCGCAGCTGTGATTTTGCGAATCGCGGCAACTGCAACAAGCATTGCTTCGTCTTTACTTATGTTATTTTCTTCAGACACATAACGGAGAAGCTCTGTCAGCGCCGCAAGCGAAGCCATCAAGGCAATCCAAGTTTTATCTTCTTTGGGCGGGGTTCTTTCTACGGGCATAAGAGTGCTTTCTTGGTTTCATTACAAAGTTGCTTGATGGTAACGTGATCGGCACCATTGGGCAGCGTAGTTGCTTTTGCCCAGTTGGGCCAGAAGATGTCCAGTGCAGCACCTAACTTCACAGTGGGGTGTTGAATCTCTGACAGGTCTTGCCATTGCATTGACTTGATCAGTTCCACATTGGCCCAGGCCACAGTCTCTACATCGTCTTTGATGAGGATGTAGATAGCGTCATGGATCAATGCCACTGGCTTGATGCAGTAACGGTACTTGGATACCCAGACCTTCTGCATGAAGTCCAGAGCAGCTCTGTTGTTGAGCAAGCCGTAAGACTGACCCATGGCATTGCCTGCAGTGCGTCCTTCGGCAGCAGCTTCGTAGGGCATCTTGGAAGAGCCAAACATCACCTGCTTCAAAAGTGGTGTGCGCACGCGCAAGCCAAAAGCAACTTCGACATATCCATCTTTGGCCGCTTGGTGCAAGCGATCTTGGATGTACTGGTCAGAGACTTGGTACAGGTCGTGGTAGCTTTTCTCGATGGCTTGGGACTTCTCTTTCTCCCAGCCTAGATTGCTCATCATGCCGTGGTACGTGCCGCCGTAGGTCAGAAGAAAGGTTGGTGCCTTTGATTCTTGCCTGAGCGGATGGTCCAGTTTTTTGAGCGTGTTGACTGACTTGGGATCCGTTGGATCAATGTGCGCTAGCTCTTCTGGGAAGTACGACACTGCACGCAGCGCATGGCCGTCAAAGCCATCGGTGTAGACCTTGAGCTTGTTTGGATCCTTGGTGGTCAGCGCACTGATCATGTCCTCCAACGAGTTGAAGTCTGCGCCTGCAAACAGCCAGCTAGGAGGTGCTTGGAAACACTCTTTGATGAGCTTTCCATAGTACGACTTGGCCGGAATGTTTTGCATGTTTGGCTCACTTGAACTCAATCGCCCTGAGACAGTGCCGCCCAAGTTAAACGAGCCATGCAGCCAAGCTATGCCATCACCTTTGTCCAGTGCTTTTTCAAACGCTGGGATGAAGGTGGACAGTATCTTGCTGACCTTGCCGTGACCTATCAACGCTGCCAGCAGCTCCTTGTAGGTGCTGTCGTTAGTGTGGTTGATCAGCTTTTCAATCGTGTCCGCCCCAGTTGATGGCTGGCCTGTGTCAGTGGTATCCAACACAGGCAGTTCCATCCGGCCATACAGCAGCTTTTGCAGCTGTGGGCCAGAGTTTGGGTTGAACATAACAGCGTCATACTTTTCCAATGGATGCTGTTTGACTTTGAGCTTGGCATTGGCAGCTGCTTGTGCATCACTACGCAGCAGTGCGTTGAGTTGCTGAACAACTAGGTTGTTGGTGATGACCAACAGGTGGTCGGCTTGAATGGCTTCCAGCTTGGCTTTGACTTCCTGAACCTTGTGTGGGTTCAACGGCATCCCTGTCATTTCAACTTGAATAATCATCTTGAGTGAGGGCAGCATTAGCTCTTTGTAAAGCGCTTCTTGCTGGTCTACTTGCATGAGCGGGTAGTACTTGGCTTTGACGTAGTGTGTGCACAGCGCGTCGACTAAGTTGTACTGAAGCAACTCTGCCAATGGAATCCTACGGATGTCCTTGATGTCTTCTTTGGCCCAGTTGCCAGCGAACTCATGAGCCAATGGCTTTAAGCCAAGCACATTACCAGCCGTGCTATTGGTAGCAAGGTAGGCAATGATCTTGGTGTCTTGAAAGCTACGGGTCATGCAATCCAAGCCAGTCAGCAAGCCTTCTGTGTCTAACAAGTCCTTCATCCACAGTGCGCAGATGATGGCTTTGATGTCATACGGAGAGTTGTGAAAAGTCAGCTCACCTTTGTAGGCAAGAAAGAAGTTCAGAAGCAAGGCACGCACTTCCTTGTTTTTTACATTAAATCCATGATGCATGGACGGGTCTTTGTTGCCAAGAAGCTGCATAGGATTACTTCTGTAGTCACACGCAAAAGCAATGCCTTCGTGCTGGCTCCAGGCAAAGGCAATGGTGCCAATACCCGCCTTATCAAACGCCAGTGAGAAGCCCTCAATGTCGCAGCTGAGGACTTGGTAGCTCAGGAGCTTCTGAAGGGCTGCAGCGATGTCCTGGAGGCTCTCTGGGTACTGGGCTGAATGGATGATGCCAGTGCCTGGTGCTGTGTACCCACCCACCATGCTAGAAGTTAGCGCATTCAAGCTCGAATTGAGCTTGGGCTGCAGATCTGGATTGAAGATCAGCTGGCGATAGTTCAGGCCAAGGACTACGCTCAGGTGCTCGTAGCCTTTGATCTTGCACGGCAGCACGTAACCAAAGTGAGGATCCGCTTTGGTCTGTCCAGCGAGCACTTTAAAGTACGCTGCATCGGCCACGAACAAGTGCTTAACGCCCAATGAATCCAGAGCAGGTAACAGCTTGGACAAATACTCTTTGCAGTGTGCTGTAGGTGCTTTGTCGTTGTCGTTGTAGCTCAATGAGAAGGCAATGACATCCTTGGTGGCGATACCTTGCTCATTGAGTGGCGTGACATAGTTGTTGATCAGTTCTTGCTTGATAAAGCTACTGCCTTTAATTAGCACAGCAATGGAGTAACTGTTGGATTCTTCAAATATGTGATGCCGCATAGATTTAACTCTCTTATTTTGCTTTTAGATAAGCAGGTTATTAACCATACGCTGCTTCATTAATTGAATAGACACTTGGTTTTTTTGATTAAGTAAGTCCACAGTTTCGTCTGAAAGCTTTTTACCCCTGCAAGGGCAGGTATCAATAAGACTTTGTACGGGATGGTGGACAGATTGCGGTAGCAGTCGAAGATAGTCATGCAATTCATTGGAGGCGTTGAGTACCTGAGTAATAAAGCCAATGACATAAGGCACCTCTTTTTCATTGAGTTGCTTGGCTTCTTTGAGATACTCATTCATGACAGGTTGCAGTTGCACGTGTAAACGATTCATCTTGCGTGGCAAGGCGGTAGTATCGCAGTTATAGACCACGTTCTTGTATATAAAAGAGACGTGAGTAAGCCCACTCAATGTTGCATTTTTCATGGCAATCTGTTGGAGCCGGGCTTTGAACTGTCTGTCCAGAGGCGCATAAAGGTGCTCGTAGAGCACGTCTTTAATTTGCTGCTTGGTACGTGGGTCGTGTTGCAATTGTTCTGTCATGAATATTCTCAGAGGTTTGGTTTATTAAGCCAGATCCCCAGTAAGAGTTACATGGTTTCTGGCACGGGAGACTGCGACATAAAGCATCCTTGCGATTTGATCTCCGCTGTTACAGCGGCTGATGTCGTCCAAGTCAATGAAGACCTGGTCAAACGTGGATCCTTGGGCTTTGTTGATCGTGCAGGCATAGACTGCCCTCAGATCAATCCAGCTCTCTTCCATTTCGCTGACCAAGTCCAGCTCGTTTTCGGCACGGGCCTGCTTGATGCGAGCATTTTTGGCTTGTAGTGTCTTGGGCATAAAGGCATGAATAATGCCGTTGATGATGAAGTTGTTGCCCATAACGCCTAGGAACTCAAGGTCAGGTGAGATGGCTGTGATTTGTATCAGCTGCTCTGTTTTCAAGGACTTTTTGCCTTGCTCAAAGAAGCTGTTATTCACAGCGTAATCGCCCACTTGAAAGTTTGGATCGCCTTTGACATGGGTGCGGACAAACTGGTTGAAAGCAATCACGCACTTGTTGGTCCAGCCCAAAATCTTGGAGTCAGAGTAGCTCCAATCAGGTCGGCTGAACTCTGTCGCAATGGCTTGGTTGAACGCATCCCGCTCAAGGTACTTGACGTGGTGTCCATCAGGCTTGAACTTGAAGAACTCGCCTGAGTTCACGGTGTCCCTGAACTTGGTAGACAAGTCCACGATTGGATTGCCTTCAGCTTGACGCACAACGCTGGTGAGCGTTGCCCCAGAGAACGTGGGACTGAACGCGGGAGTGCCTTTAGCCTTGACTGGCGTGAGCTGCGCAGGATCACCTACAAAGACGATCTTGCAGTGCTTGGTGCGCTGAAAGATGAAGCCCAGCAATTGAGAGTCAATGTAGCTGGCCTCGTCAATGAAGAGGATGTAGCCGGTCTTGACATCTGAGTTGCGTGGGATCAATCGCGTGGTGCCTGTCTTGTAGTCCGTGTCCAGACGCAAACCCAAGAATGAGTGGATGGTGCCTGCATCTTGGCCTGTGATCTGGCTCAGGTTCTCGGCAGCTTTGTTGGTGGTGGCGGTCAGCTCTACTTCGTATTCGCACTGCTCTGAGTTGACCAGGCCAGCGCTTTTAACGTAGCCAGGGATCTTGTCGATCATCGTGCGGACCAAGGTGGACTTGCCGCAGCCTGAGTAGCCTGAGAGCACGAATACTGTTTCTACTGGATCCAGCAGGAAACGGTGAAAGGCTCGGAGAGCTTCTTCCTGGTCGGAGGTGAGTGTGATTTCAGCAGTGTGGTTCATACGGTGGTTTCTGTAAAAGCAGGCTCAAGCAGCTCTTCTGGTTTAACGCCTAAGAGAGCTGCAACTTTGATGCGTACATACTCAGCATGAGACATGATGCTGACTTCAATAGAATCTCGTCGATACTCGGTGATAGTGTGTTGCTTGTTGTACTGCTCACTCAGTAACTCGGCATTAGATAAGCCATCCATAAAAGCTACCCCCGCTTTAAATGGCAAAACCAGTTTGGTGTCGTAGTTAAGTTTGAGCACCATCCAGTTATCTTTGATCTTTTGAGCGGTGATTGTTTTTAATGCATCTGCGTAGTTCATTTAGTTCTCCATGGAGTAATGAATAACTTTGCCGAAAGGCGCAGTAAATTCTTTGTTGTCGTGGATGAGCCAAAGTGTTTTGGCTTTGGTGACTTGGTCGTAAAACTTAAAGTAGCCGTCTGTAAACACCAGCAGTAGCTGTGGCTTATTAATCTCGGCCCATTCCAGGACTGGGTCAATATATGTACCGCCCCGGCCTATAAAGGCAATATTCATCAGCTCGCGTACATTGCGTACTTCGGTGACGGATTTAATTTCAGTATCAAACTGCACTAGTGTGATCTTTTCTGGCTTCATCATTTTCATGATGTTTTGCGTTTCACTGACAAAACGTAGAAAGTCTTCGTCGGTGACTGAGCCGGAGATATCCACGGCAATGGCGATATCAATTAATTGATCGCTGTACAAACTAGGCAGGTGATACTGGGGAAAGAATCTCCTGTTAGGTTTGCGGAATGTGTAATCATTCTTGGCAAATGTCAGTAGATACTTTTGCAGGATACGATGCCAAGGCAGTTTAGGTGCCAGTAGCTTATTCAGAAAGATCTGAATCTCGCCTGGAATAGCACCTGGCTTTTCATTAGCCATCTGCGACTTTAATGCTGCACGCATCAATATGTCTTGCATTTCCCGCTCAATCAATTCACCGGGCACATCGCATTCTTGCAAGTCACCGTCCATGGGTTTTGGTGGCGGCTTGGGTAGTTGGATGAGTATCTTGTAGATCTCTTCCGCGCTCATGCCTGTATATGCAGGGTCGGCGTAACCGTCTTTGGGCATTTTGAAACCTCGCTCAATGAGCTGCAGGTTAATAACGTGATCGCAAGCGATATTGAATATGTGCTGGTCATATCCTTTGCCACGAATCATGTGCAGAAAGGCGCAGTGCATGGCCTCATGCAACATCAAGAAGATACGTTCATCAGGATTTAAATCCATGAAGAACTTGGTGTTGTATTTGATGACTGTGCCGTTGGTAGCGGCAGTAGGGATAGAGTCATCAAACACTTGCTTGAGTGAGTAAGCCAAGGTGGTGTAAAACACCGAGTCTGGGTACAGCATGAGCTGTATCTTGGCTTTACTCAGGGCAAGCTGTGGATTGCTTTGTGGGAGATTGGACATAGGATCAATTCAATTGAAGTGGGCCTATGGCCCGTGGATAACTTAAACTAATTCAACTGCTTGTTTTTGCAGTCGTTTAATACCATCGCGGTAATACTCTGCCATTTTTTGGCTATATGAAGTGGCTGCTTCGTGTTGCAACAAACTACGTTCATACTCCACCAAGTTGGCGCGGATAATATCTTGTGCTACGGGTTGCTGGAATGGGTTGAGCATTTTGATGAATTTCATTTGAGTATCTTTCAGTTTAAGTTGGTCGATAAAAAGCCACCTCAAGGGTGGCTACATACTAGCTAGATACTAATTTAAAACAGTGCCTCAGCAAAATCCACTCGCCATTTAATAATGGCTGGGTGTTGCAACAATGGTTTGTTGCGCTGGGTAGTTTCTCGCACCGTGATGACTTGAAACTCATGTGGCATCCTGACGATGAACTTCATGAGCTGGCTCAAGTTGGCTTCAGTGGCGTTGTGTGCCAATGCGCCTGTGATGGCGTACTGCACAGAAGTCTCTGTCGGCATCTTGATGGTGTCCGGTGTTGCCACGATCTGACTGATCTTGGGCAAGGTGTCGTAGATCTTGCAGAACGTGATGAACTCACGTGCCACACCTTCAGACACAGTGCCTGCGTACAGCTGCAGCGACTCAGGCTCGCTTGCAGGCACTACAGCCATGAGACGGCTCAGGAACTCCCAAGTACGTGGGCAGGCATACGTGTTGTCCGTGTGGTCAGGGCGAAATGTGAACAGTGCTCCTGGCTTGAACTTGATGTAGTCAACGATGTGGTGGTTCAGCTTGGCTTCATTGGCCCAGTCGACCCACTCCAAGGAATCAATCTCCAGCTCCATGTGGATCAGGCGAGACTGCAATGCAGTGCTCATGGGCTGCACGATGGCGTTGTCTGTCTCCAGATTGCCTGCGCACATGATGGCTACGTTCTGATGCAGATGATGCATACCTACCATGCGGTCCAAGATGAGCTTGTATGCGGCAGCTTGTACAGCAGGTGAGGCTGAGTTGAACTCGTCTAAAAACAGCAACCAGCCAGAGTAACCTTCAGGCAATGCATCACCCGCGATGGGGAAGGTATCCATCGGCACATAGCCTGCTTTGTTTCCCATGATGGTGGGAAAGCCCAGCAGGTCTGTTGGATCACATTGGCTCAATCGAAGGTCAATGACTTTCAAGTTGTAGTCAGCTGCGATCTTGTAGGCGATTTCGGATTTGCCACAGCCTGGGCTGCCTGAAAGCATGGGGACTAGCTTGGCTTTGATAATGGCCGTGATCAGGGTTATGGCTTGAGAGACTTTGACTTGCATTTGAATCTTTACTTGGTTATGACAAGGGGATCTCCTTGTTGTGAGTGGAAGGTTTGGGCTTCTTCTAAAGTGGTGAAGCTCACGCTTCGATTACCTCGGTAGTAGGAAGCCCAGGGTAGGTCTTTGCTTTGGTCTGGTCGGTAAACAACATGCCGGATAAGACTTTGACTTTTGTAGGCTTGGGCCAGGTGAAACTCTTGACTTGCTTGCATGACAGTCTTTCTTTATGGCTTAGTAGCCAAGGCGAAGTTGGTGGAGCAATGTGTTGTGGTACGTCATCAGCAAAGTAGTGATGTCGTTCTTGGTAATGATGGGTCTTTTGGAGTCTGCGAAGTCCATTACTTCTTGTAAGCTGCCCAATGTAGGGAACAAAGGCATAGCCACCGCACGGAGTGACGGCTGAAGTTGACAGTGGGCTTTAGACATGCGGTTGTTTGATGGTGAACAGGTTTTTAATGAAGCGCAGCACTATGTAAACAAAGCTGGGCTGAGTAGGGATGGCTACTGGTCGTGCTCTAGGCGTTGGCACAACTGATTTCTCTTCCAGTACGCGCCTGATGGTGCGTTCTGAGTAGCCGTACAGCAGTGATAACTCTTTAATGGTGAGTTGTTGCTTGTAGAACTTGGCAATGTCTTTCTTGTCCAGATCATTGATGCATTTAACAGTCATGATTTTTCCTTGGGTTTGGTTTTAATATGTTGGCGAGCTGCTAAGACATGGGGCAGTAGCACAATGGCTACCTTGACTGTCTTAATCAGCATGGGAACGAGTTTGAGAATGAATGGATTCATCCTGTTAACGCCTGCGGAGGCGAGAGAGTATGGTTTGCTTGGTTGTGGCCATGTCAACCTTCCGCTGCTACGTTGTTGAAATCAGTTTCGCCGGTTTCATCCGTGCCATAAACTGTGACACTCAGTGGCCGTTTCCAGTCGGTACCGTCTGTGCTGTCAGAGTTCAACTCAAACTCTTCGTAGTCTTGTGCACCTTTCCATTGAACGTGCAGGGTGTCCCACTTGACGTACCAATTGTTAATGTCTGCCCATGACTTGTCTTCAGGGAAAGTTACTCGGGCATGTGCGCCTGTGTAGTAGCTTGCTTCAATGGTGTATGTTTCCATATTAGTCATGGCTTTCAAGCAGCAGGGTTGCTGGCTTCCAGTAAGCTGAGTCATTACAGTGGGTCCAGTGTTTGTCTGGAATACCAATGCGGTTGGCGAATACCCCAGACAGCGCAATACCTTCACGTTCTGATGTGAACAGCACAACCAACGGACCATGCCCAGAGTTTTGTGGGTTGCTGTCTCTGTGGGTAGGTGCCCACTCACGCAACATAGGGTAAGAGTTGCGCATTGGAAAAATCTTTTCTTTGGTGAATGCTGTGCGGATGGCCATGTGTTTCTTTCAGTGAAGGTATCGGGTGTATATAGTCAAAAAACAAAAATCTGACAAGTTAGCCTATCGGTTAGGCAGTTTTGGCTTATCAGACAATACTTCTCTAAACATCTCCACAAAGTAGATATGGTCACGCCAGATGTAGGCGGTTAACTGAATACCTTCACTGTTAGAGATAACCAAGTCTCCAAAGAGCTTGGCTAAAAAGAACTGAAACTTCTCATCGTCTTTCATACAAGTCCTTTGAAGTTGTTTAAAAAAAAAAGTGGACACACCTTTTCAGGTATGTCCACTGGTCCTTGATCACCAAGTGCCCGGAGGGCACATAGATCTCTGCTTGTTAACTCAAGGCGTAGTTGCTGCCACGGATGTGGTCTGCCAAGTCATAGGTCATCTTTGGAAAGACGCCGGGTCTGCCATGCACTTGACTGAGCAAGTCATCAAGCACCATGGATTGCGCAATCTCAGCCATGAGTTCACGGTACTGCCTGCGCACCGCATTGAGGTTGTTCGGATGAGCTTTGAACTCATCGTGAACAGTCACCAATGCAAATGGCTTGTAGTCAATCATGGCTTCTGTGATGTCCCACAAAGCTTCTATATGCTCGTCGCTGAGGTACTTGACGTTGGCGTAGCTCAAGTACGGAAAGATGACAGCGCTGGCCAAGGTACTGCGCTCATACTGATCTATGTAATAGGCCAGCTTGCCAGTTGGGTTGT